TGTAAAATGTTAGTCAATAGGATGGGTGGTTCTTAGTGATAACATAAATGGTGAATTGATAATTTAAAGAAAGTGTTGACAAAGGTGTGCACATGTGTTATAGTTAAAGCATCAAGAGATATAGCAAATTAAAAAGGAGGAAATAAAGATGACAGTAAAAGAATTGTATATGGTATGTAATAATTTATATGATAATACCCCGGTTAAGATGCTTAATGCCAGTGGGGAGATTGACCACATGTATATGAGAGATTTTATAAAACGTTATGAAAGTTACGAAATAGAATGGTTCGATTTATTGCAAAATGGCATGTGTACTATTGAGGTGAGATTATGACAGTAAGAGATTTATTATACGCGTGCGGTAACGTCGATAAGAAAACGCTTATTACGGTAATACAGGCAACAGGAAAAGAGCTTGTTTCACAGAAAAAGGTATCACTTTTTTACGAATTACCGGAGTCAGAAAGCATATTAAAAAAGGAAGTTGATTACTTTAAGATACTTTCTCATGCTATTGTTATATTGGTATAAGGAGATGATTAAACAATGAAAGATTTCTTGATCACATGTTTTATATTAGATTTATTTGTAATCTTAATGTTAATAATATATGTATTTGCATAATAAAGGAGGGCTTTAGCCCTCCTTATACTGTATCAGTGTTTTCAAGCGGCACGGGTAATTCAAGCATAATAATTTGAGCATCTACACTATTAACCGCTTTGTCACTATAAACAAAAAATAACTCGCCAGAAATAGTGTGCCCGTTTAGAATTTTTACGCATATAGTAAGATTAGCTCCAGTATGAGTAGTACTACTTGCGTGTGACGTGTCGATTGTTTCAAAACCTAGAGTAGTTTTAGAACTAGTATCTATAATTCTAATGTCAAAAGTTCCTACAAAATTAGTGGGTATAATTACCTGAAAGTTAATTAAAGCATAACAAGTATGGTCTGTAGTAAAATTTACTGGAGTATACCATTGCCCCCCTGCAGGAGAGGGAATACTAGCATTATCGAATCTATAATTTGGATTACCTTCGAATTTAGTATTTCCATACACATTAAGCTTATTAAAAGTAGTAGGATATATAAACTCACTGTATACATTATCATGCACCCTACTTTTCAAATTATCAGTACTGTAAACTGCACATCTGATAATAGACGCTTTGTTATTATAAATATCGTTTCCACCGCTTCGAATTATTTTACTAGTATGAGTGTGAGAAACAAAAAGATCGCAGTTTTCCTGGTCTAACCTCGCGTTACCATCGCAGATATTATCATGAAAATTACATTTATAATTATCATAATCAGTATACAATCCAGTATATCCATTACCTTTGATGATATTATTACTTACGTCGCAAAATTCACCATTTACAGCAATTCCATGCGTTGCAAATCCAATAACATTATTTCCACTGATAATATTATTGCTACACTGTTGTCCATTCAATGTTCCAATCGAGATACCACGCCCGAGGGCTGTATTGCTTACTTTGTCGATATAATCATCAACATTGCCGTAGAAAGTATTATTTGTAATTTTTACAGTATCAATAATATGGCTGGTAAGATATGCAAAACCACTCATACAATTTTCAGCAATATTATTATCAATAATACTAAAACGTAAATACTCAAATTTGAATGCTGTTTTAACATTATTGAAATGGCATCCATGAATATTTATATATTCAATCGGCGCCGAATTAGCTCCATTATGATTACCAATTCCTGCATCACTTAAACCTAGTGTCTCATATCCATACTTCTCTGGGTGTGAAAAATTACAATTACTAATTTCTACATTAGTACACGGTGTATTATCATACGGCCCGAACCACGGAAAAACCATTGTTTGAGTAGCAACGTCCAACTGCAACATTTCAGTCTTGAAAGTAGCGGTTCCTGTAAAATGGCAATTCTCAATCAGCACCCTTCGGCAACTGTTGATTTCTACCAGATGCCAATTCTGTTGTTCATGAGTAGCTGAGTTACTGGCAAAATCGCAGTTAATAATTCGAATATCGCTACAATGACCAAATGCAACAATCGTTTGCGTCATATTCAAGCCTCTAAACCATAACCCATCAATAGTGATATGGCTATTGGCATTATAACCACCAATAGTTCCATCAGAATCATTGATGAACATATTATTACTATTGTTGTTCTGAATTAGTGCTCGATAACCATATACATAGGTATTAGATTTTATTTTAATGCTATCACTGATAAGATAATTACCTGCCGGAAAATAAATAAAAGCGTCTTGCACAGCGAAAGCTTTTTTCAGAGCTTCCGTGCAATCAGTTTTAGCCGTATTATCCGCTCCGAAATCAGTAACAACATTAACAAAATTCGATATTTTGCTATTTATTTTACTAACAGCTCTATTAACAACTGTAAATTTATTATCAACTTGCAAGAAATTATTGTCGACTTCTTCGAATTCTTTTTCCATTTTATTTAAAAGTTGATTATACCGTGCGATTGATTCTGTCCTGCCCTCGGTATCTTTTACTTTAACTATCTTATCTAAAATTTTAAATTTACTTACATCGCTCATTAGCCATACCTCCTATTTTGTTCCTTTCTCCAAAACAATAGTTTCGGTTGCTTCGTCGTAAATAGCATTTATCATTAAATCATCAAACTTTTTATCAAGGTAGTTCTGAATTTGTTCACTGAAGTTACTGTTAATAAATTCAACAAGTTCATTCATTTTATTTGTAAGTTTGCACAGTTGTTCATAATAGCTTAAACTGTCATCATAGCTCAACGGCAGTATTTTTGCGCTACAAGGAATGAAAACTTTATCCATATTTGTACCTCCTACCATAACTGCATAAATAATGGTTTCAATTCATCAATTATCATTTTATCAATATTGATAATTGACTTTCTAAATTCAACTAATAACTGTCCATAGTTTTCGCTGTTATTCTTTCCCATCACTTTTTCCGTCCATGTTTCGGTTGTTTCTGATGTGCCAGTTTCGGAAGCATTTGTTGTTCCAGTTTCAGTTGTATTTGAACGGGTAGTTCCATCATTCACAGTAGTGCCCTTATTTAGATTTTCATTCGTATATGTTCCATTTAGTGAACTTGTAGAATTTTCATCTGATGTATTAGTTGTTGTGCCAGTTCGTGAAATCATTCGAATATCAGTCAAATAATTTCCGGATTCAATTCCATTAACACCTCCTTGCGGTGTATCATTGAATTTATTTGTTTCATCGAATGTATCATTATTACTACTTTCTGAATTAGTATTTCCCTTGCTGGTGCTGTCTGTTTTTGATGAATCTTTAACAGTGTAATCGTCTGTTTTAGTATTTTTGCTAGAAGTTGACACATCGTTCCATTTGCTGTTATTTCCCGTTGTTGTTTTGCTATCATTTCCCGTTACTGTTTTTGTGAATGTAGTAGTCATATCTGTGTTGTACAGGGGATTAAATTCATAAATAGTTGTTTTATACAATTGGTTGTACATTGGCATAATTTCACATAACGTTGAGTCAAGCCACAACTGCCATAAACCAACGGTTTCTGCACAAATTTCTCGAGTATAATAAGATCGTAAGATTTTCTCACACAGAATTTTTCGATAGCTTTCGTCGAAAATTTCCCAGTTAGTTGTGAAAATTTTATCCCATGATTTTTCAAGTACAGAATTAATACTATTAAACCCGACGCTTTCTTTTAATCCTGCTTTTTGTTCACAGATATATCTCACTTCCGTTGTGTATTTACTCATTATTTTCACCTCCCAACCTAGGAGTATCTAAACCGGCATCTATTTTTCCGAGATCGTCAATTTCATCCCTGATGGTTACTTCAATATTTGTTCCGAACATATTATTGATTTTTTCTACTGCACGCTGTCGTTCAGATAATCGTGAGTATCTATTTGCAAGGGTTCCACCCAGTCCTCTTAAAACCTCATCTTTAATCAATCGTTCTTTTTTCATAACATTTGCCGAGGGAATACCTAAATAAGTAAGTGCTTCGTTCCATAAGTTTGTTTTTAAATCATAAATTTTATCACATACAAAAGGTGCATCTGTTTTTAAACAAATAACAGTGTTTTCGTCAAAAGAATTGTCGGCAAAGATTACAGGACTATTGCCATCCATTTCTTTAAACGCATTTAACAGCGTTAGCCTCTGTCTCTGATCGCATTTTAACAAAGTAGGTGTTTTTTGAGCGTTGGCATTTACATCAATGATTCTGTCTAGATTGTACAGTCTCCGTGCAAATAATTCAACTGTTGGAAAAGTTGGTGTCCTATCCATATTATTCCATATAATAACACTGTCAGTATCATATAATGATTTTCGATAATTATTGTATTTAGAATACGCCACCCGTTTAATAGGTTCACCATAAACGTTAAAATTTCCATTACATACTACGTCTAGTGCAAGATTGCCAATTACTTCGTCATTGAAATATACTGATCCTGAATTATAAAATAATGCTTGCTCAATATAGCGGCTATCAACGCTAGAAGGTAGATTTTTCCACTCAAACATGCTAATAGAAATTTGTCTTAAAATGGAAAGATACTGACCATATGATCGCATGTTAAGACTTAAAGATTCATCGAAATAGCTTTTCTTTTTACCCAAACAATATCACCTCCTTACGACGGGCTGTTATCAAGATCGTAGTTTCCAATTTCCGTGTGTTTTTTCCAGAATCTACATCCTGAATTGAAAATATTTTCAATTTTCCGTGCATCATCAGACGGTAAATTTCCCTCGACAATGCAATCTGTAGTTTTTACATACGTCCAATGCGGCCTAGCGTTCATATTAGGGACAGCAGTTCGACGTACAGCGTAGCCAAAAGCTGTGAAATAATCGTCGATTACTTTTGCGTATGCCTTTGTAATGCATTTTTCGTAGATTCTGAAACCCTTTTGCTTTGTGGCAAGCAGGAAATCACTTTCCTGTGTCCCCTGATTTCTGGTACCCATTTCAACAGGCATAGTATTAACAGTTAATAAATCAACAACTTTTCCTATGCTATTGCTAATGCCGCCCATAATTGCACCGCCGATTGCACCGAGGATACCTCCGCCAGCTCCGCTGGCACCGCCGCTGATTGCTCCTTTCGTGAAGCTGTTAAATAGGCTATTCGGTGCGGATGTATTTTGTTGTGCTGTATATGCCCGGTATGTGTCAATGTTGTAAGCACACAAAGGGAAGCTTGATAAACTTACACGTTCATCAATTTCTAACTGCCCATTTCCTGACATAGACTGAACCTTGTAGTTGATAGGCATAAACAAAGCCTGTGTTGATGCACCAAACGACGCTTGTTCGGTAAAACTATATGTTCCGCTACTTGCGTTTCCCGGAACTGTATTAAAGCATTCATATTTGTAATCTTTTTTGTCTCCCTCCCCGTTGCTTACCTCGGCATATTTGTAGGGATAACAGAACAATTTATTATTTTTTGGAGTATATCCGTCGAGTGTATTATAAGGCTTATTATTTGTGTGAGTTTCTTTGTATCGATCTTCAATCGGAGTGCCGCCAGGAACTACATATTTAGCAGGGAGTGAGTATATTTTAACAATATTGTCTGCTTTATTTTTATCAATTAAAGAATTGATATAATTATTTGCAGATTCAGCGGTCACAAAAACAGATATTGCACATCCGCTGTAAACTCCGCCCGCAATACCACCACCGGAGCCGCCTGATTCAGCCGCGGTCACTATAACGATAGGGTTAAACGACGTTGTTCCCGTAAGTGTATAATCATGAATACCTTCAATCACATGTTCTCCGTAGTTTACCCCCTCATCAAGAATATTAACGCCGATTGAATCATCTGTCACATGCTGTCGCTCGACAAAGCATTGTTTTAACTGAAAAGTTCCCATCCACGTTGTAAGGTAATCAATTTCAAAATGAATTTCCGTCATGCCGTTTGAACGATATTCAATATTAGTGATAAATGCATAAAACCATTTATTTTCATATGATGTGTTTTTGTATCGTAAATATCCCGCTGAAAGAAGATTGGCAATCGGAGTTCCGATTTTAATAATTCCTTTTTGCTGTGATATATACGAAATTTTGGTTAAAGTTGCTATTTTTCCAATATTTGAAAAATATGAATCTTTGGCCGTTGCTGAGCTAAAATATAATGCATTGTCATAATTACCAGATAAACCAATATCTTGAAATATTTCTACGGTACTGTTTGGAACTATATACATTATTTCACCTTCTTGCTAATTTCAATTAAACTGCTGAGTGTTAGATTTACATTACCGATGTTATTTAGGCTAATAGTGAATGTAATTGGATTATTTATAACAAAATGCCACGGAATAATAACAGTAAATGCCGAACCTTCTTTTAATGTTGATTGTGCGTAGTAAGTATGTAGTGGAAATGAATATATTTCGCTGTATACGCTTACAAATATCATAGAATTGCCGGACTCAACCGGATATAAAATGTGTTTATAATAATATTCGCCCGGGTCGAGCGTGATTTTCCATGAACTTGCCTGTTTTACATTTATTGAAGATACTATTTTAAAATTATCTGATGTAGGACTAAGATTGTTTATATAATCGCCGCTAGTTACTTCATAAACAAAACTATTTACATTTCTATCTATATCCAGCATATATATCTCTCCTTTTATTATAATTAAGCGGGGAATATTATCCCCGCTATTATATTAACCAACTTTATCAAGCACAACGGTTGCTCCAACTGCGGCACTTGCATTGATTGTAGCAGAGGCCTTAGCATTATAAGTAGTTCCATTTACCGTTGCGCTTAGTATAAGATTATTTGCCGTAGCACTTGCGGGAATCAGCAAAGCTCCGTATTTCTGTACCCCGACACCCGCTTTTGTTGCCTGATCCGTCTGAACTAACTGAACATTATGCGGTTCTAATGTAGCTCCATCCACATGAGGTTCCAGACAAAGAACTGTAGCGGTTTCGGAAATGGACTTGTCGACAACCTCAAACGTAATAGTTGCAGGAAGATCTGTTGTAGCAGTATTCGCAACAAAAACAATCGCATTAGCAAACTGAGAGGAGCTAATGGTTTTCCATGTATGATAAAAGTAATTCCAGTAAAGGCCAGATGCCACATATTTTTCAGTAAATTTATTCATATTGTCGTAGCACTGGAACCAGTTTTCGTCAAGCAAAACTGCTTTTGCGTCCTTCATGAGCGTAAGCTCTGCGGCAGTTACTTCCTCGATACCGTCGGAGTAATCGCGGATAACCTCGAAACGTTCATTGTCAAACGTTGTAAAATCATCGATCAAAAACAAGCTTCCCATGAACGTAGCTTTGTCCATGTTAAATGCGGCGGCTAGAACTTCGACATCATATTTTGCATTGAAATCGGAGTCCATAAAGATAACCTGTCTTTCGCGAGGAGTATTATTTCTAACAGATGCCGCATTGTAGGTCGTTTTCGGAAATGTGATTGCATTGGATTTTGAACGGAAAGCAGTTGCATAATTTTTCATATCAGAATCATCAACCGCCACTGGGTACATCTGACCTTTTGTTACTGCCTTGATAATCAGATATTTGAACAACAGAAATTCATCATATTCAGCGGCAGTATATACAGATTCTACAATTTTAGCGATTAAGTCAGTTACTCCTTGTTCACTCAAAAAAGCTCTTCGTAAATCTTCATCCTGAATGGTCACTGGGTACATAACGCGCCAGTTCATAATATGAAACTGACTTCGCACATCGGGAAGAGAACGCTTAAACTCTCTTCCTTCTCCTTTATCGGGGTTGTAATCAACTACTTTTGCAATACTTACAAAAATATCTTCAACAGTTTCGCCGAACTCAAGATATCCTTTTTTCAGTCGTGAATACGGGTTATTAAATGTTACGCTCTGTGCCCTCACTAGTGCAATGCGGTTCACTAATGCATTTAAAAACTGATTCGCTAATGCCGGGGTTCCGCAAATAATTTCTCCTACCTGCGGAATTTCTGTTGATTTTTCTACTACAGGGACGCTCTGCTGATAGTCATAACTTGCGTTCTGCCGAATTACATTCAAAATGTCAATTGTACTTGCATTTAGTGAACTCTGAGCAATTCTTTTTGCCATATTATTTAACCTCGCTTTCTACGGTAAATAAATCTTCAAACTTCGTCGGTGCGTCATAATGTTCGATCTCGGGGTCGTCATCATGAATATCATCCCCTTTTCCCTCAAACCGCTCTTTGTAGCGCTTACGCCATGACGCGTCATTTTCTTCATATTTTGTTTTCCAATCTTCTTTATCTGAAAATGAATCAATAGTGTCTGCTACATCCTCAAGCAATGAAATATTATCATCACTTAAATTTTCTCCAAAACTTTCGCTAATTCTAGCGATCAGATCTTCTTTTGTTGATACTGCCATTTTTATTACTCCTTTCTAGATAATTCTTCTCATAAAAAACCAAAGCGGCATACTTTTTCCTTTATTTCCAGGTGTTGGCCCCGGCGGCTCGGGTTCTACTCCTCCGGACCACCAATATACTAGCATTACGTTTGCATGTGCGGCGCTTCCAGTAGGGTCTTGATAAAAATTTCCTGACGTTTGCTTCCATGAGGAGGGGCTTGCTGATTTATTATCATAAATGAACTGATAATAGTTCTGTGCATATGCAATACGCTCAGTCAATTTATTTCCGGGAACGCCTTCCCAACATGCTAGAAATTCCTCTACCAGTAACGGTAAATTCGTGCTTGTTGATGACAAGAATTCAGATAAGTTGTTATATCCCATCACAGAATTTGCCGCTGTCCAATAGTTTTCATGCAGTACGAAATTTAACTGCCCATAGATATCGCCATCAGCATAACCCTGACTAGTGACCCATGTATGTAGGTTATAACAACGACCATGAGGAGTTCCAACATTAGTCCACTGACCTAATCCAAATCCGCCGATGCCGTCATATTGATATTCATGGTCCCACGTTGTTGGAATGAGCGACTCCCAGATGCCCGGATTCATGCCGGATTCCCACGCCCAGCAACCGCACATTGCGGCAACCACATATGGACTGATTTTTCTTTCATCTGGCATATATAATCACTCCTTATATTTGTTCCAGATGGGAAGTAGATTATTCACGCAATGCTGAATCTTCGTATAATCATATCCAGCTCTTTTTAACGCTTTTTTTCTATCTTCCCCGTTTCCATACGCTCCGTTGATAACCTCGATTGAAATAGCAATCGTCTCTGGAATCCTGATAAAACTTACATCAGCCATTGTTGTTATCCTCCTTTGAAATGTGAAAAATTGATAAGAGTTTTTCTGGGAGAATGTCAGTAATTTTAGAAATATTTTCGATAATTGAAACTACTTCCGTAAGGCATACAAAACCAATCACGATTGGAAGTAACTTAACATCCAAAACAAAACCGACTTCACTGCCATAAGTATCAATCATTAATGCTAAAAAATAACAGATTAAGAAACCAATTTTTTTAAAAATTCCATCTCGCAGTTTGCTTGATTGCACTTCTTTTGCTTTAACTGCTGAAATTAAACCGGTCACTAAATCTGTTAAATTAAAGATTAATGCCACGCCAATACTATGCATGTATTCACCACCTTTACATTTAATTGTATATGTGTTACAATATAAATATATCATAAATATAAAAATATGTAAAGAGGTGTGTACTATGAACTTGCAAAAATATAATCATTTTATATCAGACGATAAAATTCATTATAGCGGAAATTTACTATTATCAAAAATGGATAAAAATGGAAACAAACCAGAAACGTATATTTCAACGTCGAACCGCAGTGCAGGCAAAACAACGTGGTTCGGGGGATATCTTCTAAATAAATTTTTAACAAAAAATGAATTGTTTTGTATTTTAATGAGGAAAAAATATCAGCTTGAAAAAGCGGTTTCTTTTATGGCATACTTTCCTAGTGCATTATCAGTTTATTATCCTGATTTAGAGATGAAAGAAGAAGTAGGTATTAAAGGAGTGTTTAACAACATTTATATTAGACTTCGGGGAAAGGAAAATGAATGGTTTCTATGCGGTTATAGCACTGCGCTTAATTCAAGTGATGATATAAGAAATTTTTCAAACGTGTTTAACAATGTTACAAGAATCTGGCTTGATGAATTTCAGCCCGAAAGCGGCGATTATGTGAAAGATGAAGTAAAGAGAGTTTTTTCTATTCATACATCACTTGCCAGAGGTGGCGGATTGCAGATCAGATATTTACCACTGATATTAACAGGAAACTTAATTGATGTAAATAACCCTTACTATGAGCATTTTGGCATAAATCGTGATATAAATATAGAAACTAATTTCTACCGAGGAAATGGTTTTATTCTTGAACAAGGTTTTAATAAAAATGCCGCAGATGCCCATTTAAAAAGTACATTTAATCAATCTTTTTCTGAATCTGATTACAGTAAGCTATTAACAAAAAAAGAATATTTAAAAGATGATAACACTATGATTTTAAAATCTCCTAATTTAAAAGGTGATTATTTGTTTACTGTTAAGTATTGCAATAAATATTTTTCAATTAGGTACTTGTACGGCCTAGGATTTTACTATGTTAATGAAACTGCTGACTTGACATATAATTTCGCACTCGCCGCAAGAAAAGAGGACTTATCGGACGATTGCATTTTTGACGGAGATAATCGTTTTAAAAAGCGAATGAAAAAAATGTATCATAATAATATTGTTCGATTTTCGAGTTATAAGGCGCGAGAAGCTTTTACTGAGTTTATTAAATAAAAAATTACCCGTCGAGAGAAGACGGGTAATTTAATTCAGAGTGCTTGTTTGGAATCTATTAGACTGTTTAATAGTTAGTGCATCGGAAGATATAAAATGAAATTTACAGTTACTTATATACAAACTTTCAATGATTATAAACTAGTAACAAATAATCTTTACTTCGGATTTTATCCTTTATTTGTAGCTATTCTATTATCTTGAAAATTTGTCCTTTATTATTTCAATAGAACCACCCCTTCCTTGTTTATATAGTTATTTTACCACGATCATATAGAATTGTCAATAAAAACTGCCACCGGAATTTTTTAATTCCGGTGGCTATTTAAGGAAAGGAGGGAAGAATGGGTTCCCCTAACAGAGGGGCTTATTACTGAGTAGGTCAACAACTAAATTGGTTTCGCTTTCTTTTGTTGCCATGGCAATAAAATCTTTTTCAGGCATCTTGTATACTGCGGAGTATTCTCCTTCCTTTTTACAGGAAATAATAACAATATCTTTATTTCCTAAGATGGAAATAAGGAGTTTCTTTGCTTCCATTTTTCCAACTTCTCCATCCAATATATATGTGTCAAGCTGACCATTCATTACGAATGTAACTTTTGTATTATATTTGATAATCGTTCTTCTAATATATTTTGCCATATTCTATTCTCCTTTTAATCAGCAAGGCTAAGAGTAATAAACTCGCGCCCATTTTTGGATTTCAATTTATCAACTTTAACTGAGAACGGGTCAGTGTCTCCCATATCTGTAAGCGTATCAATGATAACAGATAAAGAACGCATTACGCTTTCTGACCTAGTAACGTATAATGCATCACATCCTGTCTCATCAGGTTCAGAAATAATAAGAATAGAATTGAAAACCTCTCCTGTATTTTCATTTACAATTTCCAATTCAATATAACCTTTAAAAGGAATGATCGTTCCGTTAGCTAACTCTTTCATAGGAATAGCATCATTTCTTGAGGTATAAGACAGAACTTTTCTTGCGGTTAAACCTTCACTTGTTTTAATTACTTTTGCACTCATGTTTTTATTCTCCTTTTTATTTATATTTTGTAGTACCTGCAATAGAGAAGTTCTGACACCGTTTATCATTCGTAAATAAAATCCAGCGGTTTCACCCGTGATAATCTGTATTTTATTATCCGAACCCCTCTATCCGGTACATATATATCTTAGCACGTTTTTAGATATTTGTCAACCCCATATATCATCTTTTTCATATATTTCATTATCTTTCAAAGAAGAAATAAGTTCTTCGTACTCATCAGTAATTGATAATTCGTATGAGGTTCTTTCCATTGCAATGTATGTTCCGATGTGCAGAATATTTCCATCAATAGTGAGATCGAAGTTGTCAGTATCATTGTATAGCAATCGTTTTTTCCATGCTTGCCGATCTTCCAACGATCCATCAGCTCCTACCATAAAATGCATACCTACTTTAAAATTTTCAATTTTACCTAAAAGCTTCGCTCCTAGTTTTTTAGGGACTCCTGCTATTGTAATGTGTAATTGATCGTTTTCGTCATCGTACGCGTATTTCTTTGCACCGAGAGTTGTAAATCGTTTGTAAAATCCATCAAAATCAGCAATACCTAAAATTTGTAAATCTCCTTTTTTCGTGTATGCTTTGAACGATACATTACAATTTTCAGCATATCCAATCCATTGTTTGTTGTAGTTTTCTAATAATTCTTTATACTTTTCTCCGTTCTCGATTTTAACAGAATCAGTATCAGCATAAATAAAATCTTTGTATGTTAGGTCGATCAACTCCTGTAAACGAACTCTGGCTAAGGCAGTAACCGTTACCCCCCACTGATAATTTAAAAACTTTCCACTTCTTACATTATAATACGATTCAATTTGATTCTTTGCTTCTTCTTCAGTGGGAGTTCGTAATGTCAATTCATTTAAATTCCCTGAAAAATCCGATATATCTTTTACGATTTTCTCAACCATCATGCCGAACGATGCATTTACCCGGTTTTTTGACTTCATATATTCGTACTCAGAACCCTCAATACCCTTTAGCTCTGTTTTCTTTACATACCATCTTGAACACTCGTTCCGTATTTCATCGGGCAAATATCCCTTTGTTGTATAGTATGCTTTCGTTATTTTCATTTTACCTGCATATTGATTTTTAATAATATAATATTCACAACCTAGAAAACTAAATTCGAATGAATCTTTTTGTGATATCAGACGACCATTGTCAAAAATCCCAGTACTATATGCGGATGATGAACATATCATTTTTGATTTAGGAATATATGGAACCGGCGTTTTAATATTGTCCCGTAACTGTACATCTTCGAAAACAGCCTCGAATATACACCAATAGTTTTTGACATAGTATTCGATTCCATCCGGTGTTTGGACAGAATTAGTGCATTCCATTAGTCTACCAGACGGAAACTGATCTGAACATATCATGACAGCGGGGTAGGATGACGCAAAATCGTATGATGTTACATTAGAAATTATTCTGCCTACTTTATAGCGATTAGCATGTGTGTTACCACCGCGAAAAGCTTTTAATAGTAAATTGTATTGTTCCAACGTTATCTTTTCTTTGTCCATATATTTTTGTCTATATGTTTTTTTCTGCTTAAATTTAGCATCTGACTTAGCACGATAGGATCCACCGTTGTATGTGCTTCCTAGACACGCTTTTTTATATGATCGCCTGACATATCCCGTATTTGTCATCGGAATTGTTTTCAGATTGTCACCTTCTTTTGTCATTATTGACATGACAGCATGATACAATGTGATTACATCCATTCCAGAGTAATATAGAATTTCGTTTGATAACTCAGACCACGGATAGCGGATAACTTCATAATCTATTAATTCCTTGTCTTTCTGATATTCTGCTGAGTTGTAGTTTTCACAAAACTTAGCCAATGACATATTAGACAATAGGTAACTGTCACGAAAAATGATTGTATCAGAATTTAACTCAAATTTTGCTACTTTTCGATTCTTTACCAGAAAAACCTTAGTAAAATCTATGTTTAAAATTGACTTTAAAAACTGATACTCAAACGAGAGATTGTGTACATAGCAAACAGCCTGAATATTATGTTTTAATAAAACTCTCTCTATTTCAGAAAAAAGCATATAACACTCAGTTCGTGTCCTGCAAAAGAAAACAGTGTCGAGCAAATAAAGCTGATATAGATAAGGAAAACCTAGCATGTATTCCTTCGGGTTATGCGAATCGTTTTCTGGCATCGAAGACGTTTCAATATCAAATGTTATTGGAGTGGATAATAATGCTTTACCTTTTTTGTTTAAGAGAAGACCGTCATTATTCACTAAGTAATCTATTTTTTTCTCTATTGACTCAAAGGAATATGTATAATAAAAACCAGATAGACGGCTATCTGGCAGTATATCTGGTTTTCTTAAATACGGCATTCTTACACCCCCTTGTTAATAGTTACTAAAATGAAATCCAATTTTTATCTTTATTTTGCTCTAATGAATTTCTAATGTAGTCTGCTAGTGTTTTATCAGACTCTTGAATTTCATCGTATATATCTTTAATAGATTTATTTCTATTATCTATTTTTTGCATACCTATTGCTAAAATCAGCTGATCACTGTCATACTTATTTTTAGATTCTACCCCTTTAGTAGTGCCTAAAAAATTAAGCATTTCAACTATTTCTTCACTTGACATTCTATCAAGTTCAGGATAATTTTCTTTTATTGTTTCTACTCTTTGTCTCTCTATTTCCGCTACTCCTTCTAATGTTGCAGATTTCCAATTTCTGACTTTCTTTAATAACTGTATTGCTTCCTCATAATTGCTAATTTTCCTAGATTTTAAACGATGCAATAAATTACCTCTTTTACCGATTGCACCTGAGCTGATTGTAGATTTAATATAATCTACGGTTTTCGATGTTTTTCCAGCTTTTTTAATTTCCTTTGCCCTTTCGTTAAATTCTTTAACTAACGAACGATATTCTCTCTCTAACAAGTCCCTTCTACTAACTTTCCTAGCCATATTCAATCCTCCAATGTATACATTTCTGCCCTTTTAATTGATTTCAAAATTTTAACCTTGAAATCAAATGTAGACTCTGCTATGATACTAACCATTTTATTACCATAATAACCAGTAGTTTTAACCATGATTTTATCATGATCGATTTTCATTTTTAATGAAGATATAGAGTCAAAACCTAACTCTTTAAGTTTTTGTACAATATTTATTTCCGCTACTCTTTTAAAGCTATAATTATTTGCATAATCTGCAATTAAAGAATCAATAAATTGACTCTTTGTTTGATTGGCACAACTACTTTCATATTCAAGTATTGCAATATTTGTTTTGTTTAATGAAACTGTTATGCGCTCCTTAGATTTTGAAATCATTTTCATTCCTCCTTTTAATTTGTTATATCTCTTTTGATGATTTAAGTATATCACATGTGCGCACCTCTGTCAAGTATTTTTATTTAATAAACAATTAACATTTTACATCACTACTAAAACAAACCACCCGATCAATTAACATTTTATC